TCCATTACTAACAAAATAATCTAACTCCAATATATACATGCGCCAAAGTAAAAATAATAAAAATAATAAAAATAATAAGTTAAGAACCGACTGCAAGCGGAATTGCAGCAAGCGGAATTGCAGTGGTCGTTCTAGAACCGGTGGAGAAGTTATAGGGTTTGGTGGATACGGTTGTGTATTCAAACCAGCTCTTCGTTGTGAAAATACTAATACAAGAATAGATGGTATTAGTAAACTTTTAGAAAGCAACGAAGCAAATAAAGAATGGATTGCACTCAATAAAGTTAAAACTATTACAAATAAAATACCGAATAATAAAAAATATTTTTTATTAAATAATTTAGAAAAATGTCAACCAAATCAATTAACCGATAATGATAAAATAAATATAAAAAATTGCACCCATCCGTTACAGAGTATTAATGTGAAGAACATTAATAGTAATTTAGATAAATTACAAATAATAAACATGCCGTTTGGTGGTGATGATCTTGATAAAGTTATTAATGATGGATATAGTTTATATGTTATTAATTATATTTTTATAAATCTTTTAAAAAATGCTATTTTGCCAATGAATAATTTAGGATTATATCACTGCGATTTAAAGGCGACCAATATGCTATACAAAGATAAACAAATTAGAATTATAGATTGGGGAGGAGCAGCAATTATTTCTTCCAAAAGTAGTATTCCACAATCTTTTGAAAATCATAAGCTTCAATTTAATACACCATTTTCGCGAATTTTATTCAATTCTTATTTTGATAAGTTTTTATATGATTATTTAACACAGCATCCCGAAATCAATAAAACATCCCCGGATTTATTTAAACAAATACAATTACTAATGTATATTTATTATGAAAATTGGAAAGTTGTTAGTGGTGGTCTCGGACACGAAGGATTTATAAATACATATATTTTACCCGAATTTTATAAATTAAATCATGGAAAATATCCAGAGAATCAACCCACCGATGATATATTAATTTTATTAGTTACTTCATATTGTTCAAAAATTCTTATGAAATATATTAATTTTAATACAAAAACTCTAAATAAACAATCTTATTTCAATGAAGTTTATTTGAAAAATGTTGATGTATGGGGATTCATTTTTTCTTATGTACCATTTATTAAAACCCAATCTTATTTAAAACAAGATAAAATTAACATTGCAAATATTATTATAAAATATTGTTATAGTATTGATTATGCGATTAAACCAATTAATATTCATCAATTAATTATTGACCTTATATATCTAACCAATCCATCAAGTAAACAACACCCATCAAAAATTAATTTTGATTTAATGATAGGAACAAAAATAACTACTAAAAAACAGACTCAAAAACCTGTACAACCAACAAAAAAACATCTACAACATGTTAAAGGAACGAAATGTTCAAATGGCTCACGAAAAAATAGAAAAACAGGAGTTTGTGAATCTTATATAAAAAAAACAAAATTATCTATAAAAAAAGTTAGCCCTATTAAACGAAAAAGATGCCAAAAAGGAACACGCAAAAATAGGAAAACAGGAGTTTGCCAACCTAAAGGGTAAATGGCATCCCGAATAGTCGCTTCGCTTTTCAGTCGCTTCGCTTTTCAGTCGCTTCGCTTTGCCTTTTAAAGCCCTGATATAAATTTATATATTAATAATAATTTATTATTAATTTATTACTAATATATAATATGAAAATAGAATTTTTAATATTACTAGGTACTGCATTTTTTATTATAAATGTATATAATGATGGTAAATATATAGCGTTGATGAAAACCTGGAAAAAATATTATCAAATGGCTTTTTATGGGTTTTTAGGTCTTTCTCTCTATATTTTTGTGAGAAAATACCCTGAACATGGTTTTAGTCTCTTTAAACACGCTCATCGTGTAGTAAAATATATGCCAATTGATAAAGAAAGTGCTGATATAATAACTCCATTTTTAGATATTTCATCACATTTTTCCAAAAATGATGGAACAAATAATGTTGTAGATTCGCCACAATATAAACGCATGATGAATAGTGGGGGAAACGTTGCGACTGGAGGAGGAGCAAGTGTTGCCGGTGGTAATGGACGCACTAAACGTTGTGTCAGTGAAACAAAAAAGAAATATATTGCATCTAATCAGAGCTGGAAATGTGCCCATTGTAGTGTTCAATTACCGGCATGGTTTGAAGTAGATCATAAAGTTCGTTTGGACCATGGAGGAGATAATCATATAAATAATTTAGAGGCTTTATGTCGGAATTGTCATGGAAAAAAGACCTCTATGGAGTCTATGCTTTGAAGGGGACACCCCTTCAGCCCCGTAATTATTATTTTTATTATTTTATTGCAATAGTTCTAAAGTAGGAGAAGTAGACATTAAGGGAAAATATCTAACGGTATTATAGTATGTCGAAATTATTTCAATTTATGAGTTTACATTGGCAATTGTTATCAGTAATTATATACATTATTAATATTGCATTAATTTTGTTTTTTAATCCGTTTAATGTGGTTGGTGATCATACCCAAGCCGTAATATTTTGGATAATAGTGGCCGGTTTTTGTAATCTTCTATTGGGAATATTCTTTAAAAGTAAACTACCAGGTGCACCTTTAGATACTTCAGCGTTTATTTTTAAAGTTATATTTGCCCTTATTTCAATATTTTTCATATTTGGACTCATATTCTCTATCGGTTACTATTTATTTTTTACTCCATTGACACTTACAATATTAGTAACAATTCTCAATATTTTTATTGTAGTTGGTTTATTAGCTGTAGGGTATAAGTATTTGAACCCGAAAACGGGTTCATCATCAACATCTAAATCAAAACTAGGTTTAATACTTCAACTAATTAAACAATTAATATTCTTTGTACCGTGTTTATTTATAGAATTAATTGACTATATTAAGTACCAATATAAAATTACAACGAAGACAGTATGGATTCTTCTATTAATAGAAATGGCAATTATTATGTTACGATTATCAATCGTAAAAATATATAGTTTGTTTAACCATCACGATGGTCAATTAATAGAAAAAGGACCAATATATTTAAATAATGAAAAAGATTTAGGTGTTTTCCAAAATTATGTTGATGTTTCCACAACTAAGGATTTTAACTATAATTTTGGATTATCATCTTGGATGTGGATTAATCCACAACCGGAATCAACCAGTCCTGCATATAATAAATCTACTTCATTATTAAATTATGGGGATGTTTTACAAATTAATTTCAATAAAAATAAAATAGAAATATTAGCGGCAACTAGTACAGATTCAAAATCGTCACCAAATAAATTAGTTAAAATATATGAAAGTAATAATATACCATATCAACGATGGAATAATTATATAATAAATTATTTTGGTGGAACTTTAGATATTTTTATTAATAATATTCTAGTAGTTTCACAAATTAATATTACCCCAATTTTATATCCTAATAAAGTAACTTCTGGTACAGCAAACGGTATTAATGGAGGTATTCAAAATATACAATATTTTGATAAAGCTTTATTGAGAAATCAAATACATTCTATTTACAATACGGGAGTTTAATATATCTTCCATTATTTAAATTTCTTATCATATATTATATTATGGGTCTAATTAAAAATATACTATTGGCTTCTGTTGTTATTATTATTGTTGTTTTATTTTACAATTATTTTAAAAGCAATAACAATTTACTTTTAAGCAGTTTAAAATCAGCAAAAACGTCAACACAAGTTGCCTCGGCAAAATTACCAAGTAATAGTGCAAGTAATAATTTTGCATATTCTATATGGTTTTATGTTAAGGATTGGCAATATAGATTAACCGAATCCAAAGAAATATTAGCACGATCACCAAAAAGTTTAAAAAATAATTATAACCCAAGAATTACTTTAGCTCCATATGAAAATAATATTAATATTAATGTTACAACTTACCCGGTTTCTAATAATTCTTCTCATAAGGATGCGAATATTTCAGATGTTCCATCCAGTCATGATTGTGTTGTTAGAAATTTTCCATTACAAAAATGGGTTAATTTAATTGTGAGTTTGAACGGAAGAACATTAGATGTGTATATTGATGGTAAATTAGTACGAACATGTGTTTTACCTGGTGTTGCTAAAACGTATCCCGATGCCGATATTAGTATTACACCCGATGGAGGGTTCGCTGGTTGTACATCAAATTTACAATATTGGTCAAATCCACTTAATCCACAAGAAGCATATAATGTTTATAAAGCTGGCTATGGAGGAAGTGGTTTAGCTGGATTCTTAGACAAATATAAAATTAAAGTTGCTTATTTAGTTGATAATGTTCAGAAGGGTAGTGTTACAATATAGGGGAATAGATTGCAACTTTTCAAACTACGTTAATGTTTGGGATTTATAAGCGATTCCCCCTTATTTTTTATATATAAAA